GCTGATAGCCGCCATACTGCTGCTGGCTGTAAGCCTGCTGTTGCGGATATCCCTGCTGGGGATAGCCGTACTGTTGCTGTGGTTGTTGACCGAACATTGTGTTTCCTTTCGTTATTCGGTGAACTGGTATTCGGATTCGATTAGGGGGATGAGTTGGAGCCATTTGTCGGGCACGTCCGGCCACGGCTTCTCGTCGAACTCGGGAAGCGCGCTCATATCCGGCCACACGCGCCCCTTGCATGAGAAGCACTTGTCGGGGCCCGCCGCTGGCAGTTGCTTTATCCAGCTGTCGCGCACGTCCACGCCGTCGGACTGCTCGATGATGTCCATGAGGTTGACGAGCAGCTGGGCCCGGGCCAACGCCCATTTGCCGGGCTCCGGGTCGAACCTCGTCTCCCAGGGCAACGCATCACCCAGACTGGTCTTGTTGCGGGGCAGGAAATAGATGCAATTACGCTCCACCAGTTCGCCCTCATAGGTGAGTCCCATGCCGTAGAGGCTGGCTTGCACCCGATACTGCTGGCTGGGGCCGTGCGCCTTGACCTTCGTGACCGTGGTGTTGCCGACGATCTTCCAATCGATGGTGCTATGGGTTTTGCGATCCCAGAGGTCGATCGAACCGGTGACGTCATAGCCGCCGTGCAGGCCCTGCAATCGGCCTACAGTGACGCGATATTCGCTGCGCCACCGTTCCGCGAGACAGTGCACGTTGTCCTCGCTCGTGTACGGGAACTGGGCCGCCGGCTCCCCGTTCAACTCTCGGAACATGGTCTCGAAATGCGCGTGCACGCATGTGCCGATGAACGGCAGCCAGCCCGGGGAGCGTCGCTCCGGCCAGCCCGCCAGTTTCGCCGCGAGACAGTGCACGCAGTCCGTGCCCAGTTCGCTCGGGCCTATCTCACGTTGCAGTTCGCGTGGAGCGTTCTGGATGTCGTCCTCGATGAGCTGGCGGATCTCCGGCCATAACCTGGGTTCCTCCATCGTGTCCACCCGTGTTTTCGGCGTGACTGGCGGCTTGCCCATGACGGGTGCCGACTGCGTCATGGGCGGTATGTCCACGGGGATCGCATCACCCTGTTGGGCCTGCGCGACGGCGAGGATAGCCTCATTCATGCCGTTCATGGGTTTTCACCTCCTTGAGAAAGTCGTTGATGGTTTTCTTGACGTCGGCCAATGCGGTCTTGTTGAGGCCTTTGACTGCAACCGCTTCGCTGGCGTTGTCGAAGCGCAGCGTGTAGGTCCCGTCATCCGCCGTCGTGATGGTTGGCGGCGTATGCCCGCAGAGCATCGAATGCACGGGAAAACCGGTCTTGCCCTGCGCCTCCAGTTCGCGCGTCGCCTTGTGGATGCGTCTGGCGACGGTGAGGACCAGCTCGTCGAGCTGTTCGGAACGGATAACGTACAGGTCGTCGGTCAGCTCGTTGCCGTTCTCGTCGTGCAGGTCGTAGTCGGCGATGGCGCTTTCCACGATCAGGGCGATGCCCAGGCTGGACAGTTCCGCGCTCATGAGACCACCACCGTCGGCTTGCCCGACATCGCGTAATCGGCCACCGCGTCCGCCGACAGCAGCTTCTCCAACTGGCTGAGCGGCCTTGGCTTCAACTGGTAAGCTCCGGGATACTTGGTGGCAGGATAGGCTTTTTCGAACGTGCCGGCGTTGATGCGGCGCGCGCCCGGCTTGACCTGCACCTTCAGGTTGCCGGCCTGGCAGGTGCCGACCGGATGCGAGCCGAGAATCAGCGATCTGAGATTGTCGACCTCCTCCTGTCGCCTGGCCATCTCGGCCTGCAGTTCGACGATGCGCGCCGCCTGCGCCTCGAACAGGCCCTGTCGCAGGCCCTCGTCGGGGTTTTTGGTTTCGATTTCCTTGAAATCCGGAGTCAACACGTTGTTGTCATTCGCAGTCATTTGGTTTTCCTTTCACGGTGACCTGGGCGTAGGTGGGGTACCACGCCGTCTGATGGTTCGGGTACCGGTTCGCGTGCCGGGTGCAGGCGCTGATCGCGTCGGACAGGCCGGCTATCGGCCCCAATGGGCCGCACGTCCTGCAACGCGGCATCCAAAGACGTTTATCGGGCATCCTGCTTGTCCTTGGAGGTGAGTCGCAGTCCGGCTATGATGTCCGCCGAAGCGTCCGGGTTGCGCAGCAGCTTCGACACGGCCGAACCCTCCTTGACGGTCAGTTGGGCGACGGCGATGGCCGTCACGACGGCCGTATGCTGCTCGTTGGTGAGCATGATCTTGTCGGACAGCAACAGCTTGGTGGCCTTGTCGATGAACGTGCTGGCCGCGTTCGTGATGCCGTTCGCCGGCGGCACCAAAGCCGCCAGTTCGAAACTCAGATCCTCGTCCGCTATCAGCGCCTGCTGCACCATACGCGGCTCGTTGATAGGCTTGCTCATGATTGTTTCCTTTCCTTCGGCTCCCATTCGGGGAGCGGCTTGATACGGATATAGAGATGTGGCTCGTACTCATGCCCGCAACACGTGTACGGGTCGCCGCTCTTGCGCTTCCGGTAGCGGCCCTTCGACCCGTAGACCCATAGGTCGGGCATCCGCTTGCTGGCGTGGCTTTCGACGACCTGCGCGTCATCCACGTAGGCGACGCCGTTCAGTGAATCGAGCACCAATTTCAGGAGGTTGTCGAGGTCGGGACGGCCGCGATGGCTCATCCAGAATTCGGCCTCCAAGCGCACAGGGCATTGGAACGGTTTCGCCTGCGGGTATTTCAACCGGAATTCCGCGAACAGGCGTTCCTCCGCCCTGACGGTGCGCTTCGGCGTGATGGCATGACCCCCGTAGACGCGGGGACGGCCTTTCGGCACGGGGTCGCCCGGCAGGCAGAGCGTGAACTCACTCGGCTGTTCCATCGCCGCCCCACTTCATGACGACCGCGAGGAACAACAGCGGCAGGATGATGGCCAGTATGAGCGAGCCGGTTATCATCCACTGCGGAGTGCCCACCGGGCTGGGGACACGGCTGTGCGTGGCCGCGAAACCCGCCAGCCAGCCCTCAAGGAATGTGAGGGCCAATAACACGGCCGACTTCTGGCCGTCCGTGAACCGTGGCTTCGGACGACGCATATGCCGCTTTTTGCGTAACGCTTCGATGCTCATTTCGCGGCCCTCGACTTCTCCATCGCCACGATGCCGGCCAGATCCACCACGTCGGTTTCGACCTGCAACACCTTGCGCATGATCCTCAGATCGCCCTGCATGTAGGCGTCGTAGCCGATCTGATGCGCCACGTCGAACAGATCGCCCAGCATGTCCGCATACCGCTGCCACTTATCCGCCTCGGACTGCGGTTCGGACTGACGGGTCTCCTCGTCCAGTTCCTTCTCCAATTCGACCTCCCCTTCGTTCAGGAGCCGTTCGATAAGCTCCTTCAGCGACATGTCCTCGGGCACCTCCACGCCGAAGGCGTGGATTCCGCTAACCTTGTTGTTTGACATCACTGATTTCCTTTCTGAATCTGATTGGTGATGTTGGGTGTCGGCGCAATACCTTGGACAGTGCAACGCCGACACCGCTTTCCTTTTTTCTCCCGGCATTGAGGCCGGGAGAACCCTTACTTGCCGTAGACCAGCTCCTTGCGGGTGATGGCGCATTTGTTGTTCCGGTAGTCGATGACCTCGCGTGGATCCCACACCAGCCGACGGCCGATACGCTTCGGGGCCGGCGGGTATTTCCCGCCCCACCGGTCGTAGCAAGACCAGATGTAAAGAGTGCTCTTCGAAAGATTCAGGAATTCCGCCACCTTGCCAATGGGCCAACCGTCCTGTGCTTCTATCTGCTTGGACATGATTCACCACGCTTCTTGGCGAGCAGGCCGCGCCAGTCCACGGTCGACGCCCACTCGAATACCCGCAGGTAGTCCGCAAAAAAAACGCGGAGAACATCGATGGAATCCAGATAGGAGTGCAATACGTCCTTCGCTTCCTTCAGGTCACCGAACGTCCATTCGCTCCAATCGGGATAGAACGAACCGGTCACCCCGTCGAACGTGGAATACGTCAGGTCGAACCACAAGTCGAACATAGGAACCTTCGCTTTGAACACCGTCAGGAACAGGTCGGCCTCATCGTTCGGATTACATACCAATTCCATGGGGAAGGAATGTCTGTAAGAGTCCGACACGATAGGGTGGGTGAGAGATAGACGAAGATTTTTCTCAGGGAGAGCGCCGGCCATCACGCACCCGCTTTCTGACTGAGCTCATCCCATGCCCGGTCAAACAAGGGGCGATCTTCTTCCGTGTAGGCGTAGACCTGAATGATGTGACCGTTCGGCAGTGTCAGATCAGCGCGTTGTGGGTCTCGACCGTTTCGCTCTCGATATGCGTCCTTGAGCTTCTTGCCGAATGTGCCACTCTTCGATCGCAGCTGCTTGGCGCTCAGATTCTTCTCCCGTAGATAGTCCTGTGTGTACAGGGGACGGGTCTTCGGGTCGAGCTCAGGTAGTTCCCCCAATTCCCGTGCGATCACGATGCGCGTCTTCGCTTCGAGGAAATCCGGGTGGACGATGCCCTGCGAAGCCTTCAACAGTTCGACTTGCATCATGCGCTCATGGTGAGCCGCCTCAAGCAGGTGTTGCGGACGCTGCACCTCGTATCTGCCGGTGCGCATTACGGTCGGCACTAGTTCGTGGTTCACCCAACGCTGGAACCGGATGACCATGTTGCGCGTGGCCTCGTCCTTGACTGCGCCGGGGCGGCGATTGTTCAAGGCGTGGATCAGGCCGGGCAGCGTGATGACGCTCATTTCTTGTTCTCCTCCAAGGGTGGGCACAATGTGCTTACCCTTTTCATCGGAGTCAAGATTGCGCAACATGTCCTTCGCGCTCTCGTATGCGAGTTTCTTCGCGATGGGGCTGGCGACGAACACCGGCTCGTCGGTGTTGCAGTCCAGTGCGGTGACCTCCGTATCTTCGAAACGAAGGGTCTGCAATGCGTTGCTCATTTGAGACCACCGTCCTCTGCTTCCACGGTTTCTACCTGTTCAATGCTTTCGATGTTGTTGAATGGAACGATTGTCGTAAGGGGTCCATCGGAGGAAGACCCGTCTTTGTCGAGCCATTGGACTTCGTAGAACGCGAAGCCGACGCCGGGGAGGACATCCACATCAGCTGCGAACAGCTGACGGTGCCCCTTGAACCCGGTCTTGAGCAAGGTTGCCACGCAGGGGAAGTCGTCGCTCCACCATGAGGGGAGGTCGAGGGTTTCGATTTCCTTGTTGTCGGTTAGAATGGTGTTGTTCATTTGAACCTTCTTTCATTTGATTTCGGCATCCGTGGCGGCGGATGCCTTTTCTTTTGCCTGGGTGGATTCGATGGCCTCGGCGAGAACCTGAGCCGGATTCGCGTTAAGAGCGAAGGCGGTTTTGATGAACTCGCTTAGGGACATGTCGTCCGACTTGAGGTGTTTGCCTACGGTCATCCGGTTGAGGCCGACCTTGGAGGCGATATGCGTCTTCGGCACCTCATCGAGCAAGGCTTTTACTCGGAGGCTCTTCACGGCCGAAGCAGCTGCGTTGTTGGCTGATGCAATCATGGTTTGTATATTGGCACCTGCCAACAAATAAAGTCAAACGCTTCGGCGTGTTGTCAT